CAAAATTACATTTAAAGTAGATAATTATCACGCAATTTACCATTTAGTAGCGACACAAAGTGCGGACTAATTATATATACAATTTAGATTGTATAGAAGGTCTTAAAACTCATGTATTAGATGAGTCTATAGATCTTTGTGTAACTTCACCACCATATAATGTAGGGATAGAGTATGATGTACATAATGATACTCTAAGACTAGATGATTATATGCAATTTTCAAAGGATTGGTTGACTGAAGTTTATAGAGTATTAAAACCAGATGGTAGAATTGCTGTAAATATACCATATGAAGTTAATATGAAAAAACTTGGAGGGCATAATAGAGTAAATATGTCTTCAGAATATCATCAAATGATGAAAGATATAGGATATGGATTTGCTGGAATTGCGGATTTGGATGAAAAGGCGCCACAGAAGGTAAAATATTCAGCGTGGGGAAGTTGGTTGTCTGCATCAGCTCCATATATGCATAATCCTAAAGAATGTGTATTGATAGGATATAAAGACCAATGGAAAAAGTTAGAAAAAGGTGAATCTTACTGGACTGATTCCGATGATGATAAAAAGGGATTTATGGAAGTTGTGTCTGGGTTGTGGGGTTATTTTGCAGAAACTAGAGGTATGACAGAAGCAAATTTTAGTCTTGATATACCAGTTAAGGCTATTAAATTCATGACATATGTAGATGATATAGTATTAGATCCATTTATGGGTAGCGGCACTACAGCAGTTGCATCAGTAAATCTAGATAGAAATTACATTGGATTTGAAATTTCAGAAAATTATTGTAAGATAGCAAGGTCTAGAATTTTAAAAGAAAAAATAAAAATAGAAACAGCAGAAAAGGGATTTGATTTTTGGGAATAGAACATCACGGCATTTGGAATGAAAAATATAGACCTACTTCATTGGATACTTATATTGGGAATGAACATTTAAAATCTAAAGTTAGTATTTTTATAGAAACTAATGATCCTCCACACTTATTATTTTATGGTAGAGCAGGTACTGGTAAAACCACGCTTTCAAAGATTATTACAAAGTCTATAGAATGTGAATATTTGTATATAAATGCATCTGATGAGAATAGTGTAGATACAGTTAGAGATAAAGTTAAAGGTTTTGCATCTACATTAGGATTTCAATCGTTAAAAGTTATTATTTTAGATGAGTGTGATTACATCACACCTAACGCTCAAGCTGCATTAAGAAACCTAATGGAAACATTTAGTAGACATTGTAGGTTTATTCTAACTTGTAATTATGTAGAAAGAATTATTGACCCAATACAATCTAGGTGTCAATCATTTCAGATAGTACCACCATCCAAAAAAGAAGTGGCAGTACATTTATCTGAAATATTAACTAATGAGAATGTAAAATTTGAAGTGGATGATATAGCTACAATTATTAATGGAGCATATCCAGATATAAGAAAGGTTATAAATACATCACAAAGACAGGTTGTAGATGGTATTTTACGGATGGATGCGAGAGAGATTATTTTAAATGATTATAAGTTACAAATATTAGAAGTTTTAAAATCTAGTAAATCTAAAAAAGAAACATTTACTGAAATAAGACAAATACTGGCAGACGCAAAAGTTTCAGATTTTGCAGACTTTTTTAGATTACTATATGATGAAGTAGATAGTTATGGTAGTGGACATATTGCGGAAGTTATATTATTAATAGCTAAATATGAACAATCAGATAGTCAAGTAGTTGATAAAGAAATAAATGCGATGGCAATGTTAATTGAAATATTACAGGAGGTACGATGAAAGAAGAAAAGTATTGGGGAGAAATTCCAAATAAAGATCGAGTAAAACCAAGTAAAAAACGTGGTGGTGAAGGGGATTATAAACATATAGCAGTAATTGAAAATAAAATTTATTTTTATGCAGGAGTAAATCGCGATAGTGCAGTAGAACTTAATAAGAAAGTAGGAGAGTTACAATCTAAAAGTTTTAGTTTAGCTAATAACTTAGATATTGAACCGCCATATGTACATTTATTTATAAATTCTGGAGGAGGATCAATTACATCTGGTATTTCATCAATGGATACTATATTGAGATGTAAAATTCCAGTTCATACTTATATAGATGGATTCTGTGCAAGTGCAGCCACATTTATTTCGGTAGTTGGAAGTAAACGATTTATGAGTAGAAATTCTTATATGTTGATTCATCAGTTATCTACAAATTTTTGGGGTAAATATTCAGAGTTTGAGGATGAGAAACAGAATCTTGATTTAATGATGAAAACAATTAAAAATGTATATAAAGAATATACAAAAGTTCCAATGAAAAAACTTGACGAGATATTGAAACATGATTTATTGTGGGATGCTGAAACTTGTTTAAAGTATGGATTAATTGATGAAATAATTTAATGAATTTTAATGATAAATTATATTGTTCTATTGCAATGGGTGGATGGGCTGAAATAGGACATACTGGAGAACCAGAAAGTAGTCCAAATGTAAATGGTGATGTTTATCCTTGTTGTCCTGGTTGGTTGAAAGATGATACCAATCCAGCTGGATATGATTTTGGGAATATTTATAAAGATAAATGGGAAGATGTTTGGAATGGTGAAAAGGCTCAAGAGTTTAGAAAATCTATTTTAGATGGTTCATTTAAATACTGTAATGAAAATTTATGTCCACATTTACAAAATGTACATAGTAAACCGAATGTAGGCTCTATTGAATCAGCTCCATCAGTTAGAAAAATGAAAGATATAGAGTTGTTATATAAAGAAAAAGGTGAATATCATCGTAATATAATAGAAAAACAATTAACAGAATTATCCTTGGCTCCAGATGTTGTGAAAATGGATTATGATAGAAGTTGTAATTTATCTTGTCCATCTTGTAGAGAAGATTTAATAACACCGAGAGGAAAAGAATTTGAGTTAATTGAAAAAATACAAAACTCAGTAATTAAAGTTATACAAGAGGGAACGAGAAAGTTATATATTACTGGAACAGGGGATCCATTTGGAAGTGCAACATTAAGAAAATTTTTATTGAACTTTAAGAAAAAGAATTTTCCGAGTGTAAAAAATATTAGACTTCACACTAACGGAGTAAAGTGGACAAAAGAATTGTGGGATAAAATGTCAGATGTTCATGACTTAGTTTCAGATGCAGAAATATCTATTGATGCGGCAACTAAAGAAACTTATGAAAAAGTTAGGAGAGGTGGAGATTGGGATCAATTAATGGAGAATTTAAAATTTATTCCAAAAGAAGTTACTTGGTTTGGGATGAGTATGGTAGTTCAAGATACAAATTATAAAGAAATACCAAAGTTGATAAAACTTAGAGATAAATTAGTAAAAGAAAGTGGAAATAAAAGTATTTATGTTTATTTTTCTAAGATTACAAATTGGGGAACTTTTACAGATAAAGAATATGAAAAGAAGGCGGTTTGGAAGGAGAGTCATTCAAATTATAGTGATTTGGTGAGAATATTAAATGAGAATGTTAAAAAGTCATATTGGCAAGATAGATTTATGGGAACTAATATGACAGATTTATTAAAGGATTAATATGAATGTATTAGTTATAGGAGATAGTTGTAAGGATGTTTTTATTTATGGTGATATAGAAAGAATTAGTCCTGAAGCACCAGTACCAGTTTTTAAACCAACACATGAAGAATCAAATGGCGGTATGGCAAGAAATGTTGCAGATAATGTCGAATCATTAGATATGCACATTCATACCGTAACAAATAAAAATAGTATTATTAAAAAAAGATATGTAGAAAATCGTTCAGGTCAAATGGTATTAAGAGTTGATGAACATGATTATTGTGAAAGAATTGAAGAAACTTTATTAAAAGGTATTACAAAGAATAAATTTGAAAGACCTCCATTTGGATTTGGTTCAACGACTGAAAATTATTATGATGCTATTATTATTTCAGATTATTGTAAAGGGTTTTTAGAAGTATCAGATATTCAACATATTTGTGAAAACAATAAGAATGTATTTATTGATACCAAAAAGAAACTTGGTAAGTGGATTAAAGACTCAGATTTTATTAAGATAAATGAGTTAGAATACCAGAAAAACCATGAGATGTTATCAGAAAAAGGATTTGAAGATAAACTTATAGTTACGTTGGGAAGTAGGGGATGTAGATATAAGGGAAAAGAATTCCCAGTAAAAGAAGTTCCTGTAAAGGATGTTAGTGGAGCGGGGGATACATTTTTGGCAGGATTAGTTAGAGGGTATTTAGATTCAAATAATATATATGAAGCAATTATATTTGCTCAAAAGTGTACTACATTAGTGGTACAGAAACATGGTGTTGCAACAGTTACATTAAAGGAGTTAGAAAAATGAGTACTAAACCAATGAAACCACTTCCTAAAGCAAAACAGTCAGTAGATTTATCAAAAGCTGATACTATAAAATGTGATGATTGTGGAAATTATCTTTTTATCACTTCATTTGTGATTAAAAGAGTTTCTGCAATTTTATCACCAANNGGTCAAGAAGGANTAGTGCCAATTCANGTTTATAGTTGTGGAAATTGTGGACAAGTACCAAAATCATTGTTAGAAGGTAGTGGGTTGGATCCAAATTAGTGTATATAGATGAAACTAAAAAAATTATTTTTATTCATATTCCAAGAACCGGTGGGACAAGTATTAAATCTTGTTTAAATCTCCATGATAAGATAGTTAACTCCCCACCATCACCTTTAGATTACCATAGGCATATTAGGAAGTTGGATACTATCTATAAAGAGTATTTTAAATTTACTTTTGTAAGAAATCCCTGGGATAGATTTGTGTCATTATATTTTTATAATAAATCAAAAACATACCAGGAAATGTTTCCAGATAGATTGACCACTTTAGTTGCAAAAAAATATGAATTTAAAAGTTGGTTAGATAATTTCCCATATAGAACACTTCAACAGGTTGATTTTGGTACATCGGAACTGGATTTTGTAGGTAAATATGAAACTATCCAATCTGATTTTAATAGTATTTTTAATGGGAATTTAAATGTGGAAAATTCAATTGATAGAAAACATTATAGTTATTATTATGATGATGTGAGTATTGATAAGGTATATGCTTTAGCAAATAATGATATAAAAGAGTTTAAATATAAATATGAAATGTAATTTAAATGTATAATTTATGTTATAATTTTTCACAATATATTCCAGTGGATGTGAAATTAAATATATTAAATGTCAGTACACTAAATGTGGAAAATTTACAATATGCCATTGATGAGTTTCAGACAGAATTGAACTGGAAAGAAATGTGGGATGTTGATGATGCAATTCATAGAATAAATGACAAATGGGATTTTAACGTAATAGAGAATAATGATAAAATATTTGGATGGGTTTGGTATAATCCTGTAATTAAGGAACTTTGTAATTTATATGTTCATGAGGATCATAGGGGAAATGGAATTGGGTCTGGGTTGGTTTATAGTATGATGAATTTAACATTTAGAAAAAACATAAAAGAAATTTACTGTAAAGTTGATGATTGGAATGTTGCAGGATATTCATTGTTTACACGATGTGGGTGGGTGGCCAGATGAATCTAATTGTTCCATATTATACTCAAACTAATTTAAATGAATGTGGATTTATTTCGGCAAAAATGATATTGGAATATTTTGATATAGTTGTGGGGGTCAATGAGATGAGACATCGATTGGGAGTAATCGAGGATAGACCATTATTATCAACAGAAATATTATTATTATTACATATGTATGGACTTTCCTCAACTTTATATTCTAAAACCAATGTGTTGAATTTTGATATATCACCCCGATATAAGAGTATATTGGATAAAAATTTAATTGATATTGAAAAATTAAATTTAAATTTGATTGTTAAGAAAGTAACTATTAGTTCTATTAAAAGTTGGATTAATTCTGGTATCCCAATAATTTGTCTATTAAATTTCCCAAACCGGGGATTACATTATGTACCGGTTGTAGGATTTGATAACAATAATATATATATTCATGATTTTGATACACCAAACATTAAAATATCAACTGATAAATTTAAAATTTTATTTGAAAACTCCAAGACAGATTGTGATTCTATAGTTGCAAATATTTAATGTAAAACTTGATAAATACATATTTATAGATGTAATAGAGTTTAGACTATATTAGATTTAGGACACGACAATTTCATTCAACGTAAATATTGGAGTTGCAAATTAATATGAACAATAGATTAAAATATAATAAAAAAACATATACTTCCAAATTAAATGATGAAATAATAAACATTTCGGAACTATTTACTGGACATTCTTATTGGCAAAATAAGAAACATGAGGGAGTATTAGTTGCATATGATTTCATTCCTCAAAATGATAATTTAAAAATATTAGAATTGAATACTCATATTGGAATTTATAAAGAATACATTCCATATTTTAATTTTGATACATTGGTAGATTTCTTCGTTCAAAATAAATATAATAAAGTTATTGCCTTGGTTAGCAAAATGTATGACATTCCAGTAAAAGATAAAGAAAATCCTTCAACTGATTTTATGTCTATATTAGAAGATAAATTAAAAACTTTTAATATTGGGTTGGAAGTGACTCAAGATAATTCAACTATCAATTTTGATAATGATACATTTTTATTACGATTTTCGTTTGATCCAGAGTCTAAAATTGATGGATTTGCCGCAAATAAAAAATCATTTTTGACCTTCTTAAAGGAAAATGAACTCAGTAGATTAACAATCGATAATACAGTATTCCTAAATGATATTTTCCCAAACTATGTGATTAAAAATTCCACAATTGATAGAACAATGGGATTGGAGTTCACCGATACATATAAAAGTGAGTTGAATAAAAATCAATATTTAGAAAATTTTATAGTTTCAGACCAATTTGATGAATTTGAGAATTATAATATAGAGTTACGTGGACTCTCATTAATAACACCCACCACCGCTATCCCACTTAATACTGAACCATTCGTTAGTGCTAAATTTTATGAGAAGATATCGGAAACTGAATATCAACAGTATGATACATATGGGAATAGTTTTCTAAAAGATACTGATATATTATTATCCGATGGTTCTACTAAAAAAATACAAAATATTTTACCAGGGGATAAATTGTTGAGTTATGATATAAAATCACTACAGAAAAATAAAGTTTGGAAGAAGTGGGTTTCTGATCAAATTAATTTATCAACCGTAAAACAGTTGGAATCTACGGCTCGTGGAGTGGTGGGGAAAATGACTTATGGGTATGTTGTTATTAATGGGAATCGTTTTACGAAAAGTGCAAATTTATGTGTATTACATAAGAATTCTTGGAAATTTAAACCAGCATCAGAGATTGAAGTTGGGGATGTCATTTTAAAGAATAATTATGAGATTGAAGAAATTCGTGATGTAGAGGTTGTTAATGAGGCAGCCAAAACGTATGGAATTGATGTAAATAATTATGATAATTATTTTGGAAATAATTATTTTGTTCATAACGTGAGTCTGGGAGCATGGTGTTTTATTGCAGGTACTAAGGTAACTATGCATGATGGTGAAGAAAAAAATATAGAAGATGTAGTTGTGGGGGACGTGGTAAAATCGTGGAATGAAAAAACTGAAAAAATTGAAGAATCTACCGTTAAATCGTTAATTCAACCATTACATGATGATATTGTGAGAATATCATTTTCAGACAACACTTCGGTCACCAATACCTTTGATCATCCACATTATGTTAAAAATGTTGGGTGGTGTTCGTTTAAACCACATTTGACATTATCTAGATATGATATGCCTGTAGACAAATTGAAAATCGGTGATACTATTTTTAAATTGAATGGTGATGACTTAGTAGAAGAAACCATCACTGAAATAAATGTAATTTCACCGAAAGTTGAGAAATCAATAAACGAGAAAACAGGTGAACTTGAAGTTAAAAAAGAAGAATTCCAGACTTATATTTTTTCTCTAGACAAAAACTTTACATTTTTTGCAAATGGAGTATTAACCCATAATAAGAGTGGGGGTGCATACATTTGGGCGATGGGCGGTAGATCGAGTGCACAATCGAATGGTTCCAGAACCAACACGATTCAATATTTTGATGGGGATAATGGTGCAACAAACGCTACCGATGCATCGGATTTGGCACAATCAATAGCATTTACCACTGGAGTGTGTGGTGCAAGTTATAAATTTACTCTTGGTGGATATAACGGCGGTAATACTAATGCTATTCAATATTCTACTGCCACTACGGTATCTGGTAATGCATCAGATGGTGGAGATTTAACGGTGTCTAGACGGGCGTCTATGTCTGGACAAGGAGCTACGTATGGATTTTGTTTTTGTGGATCTCCACCCACAAATGTAATCGATTATATCAATATGGGGAGTACAACTGGTAATGCATCGGATGCCGGGGATTATCCCTGGGCACTTAGGGATCCTGCCGGAATGGGAAATAGTCGAGATAGTGGTTATTCATTCGGTGCCGGTGGAAGGGCAAGTTCAGGACATGAAGTGAACTATATTACACACTGTAACGTTTCATCAGCCGGTAGCGCAGCAGCATCGGATAGGGGAGATTTAACCACAGGCCGGTATGCGAATGGCGATGGTGGGGGTGGTGGAACTACATATATTTTTCACGCTGGTGGATTCAAATCCTCGACTAGTCAAACACAAAACGTCACGGATTATATATCAGATACCACTTCAACTGCAAATGCATCGGATAAGGGTGATTTAACTGTGGGGAGATATTATCTCTCAGGTGGTTCAGGTGATAACGGTTATACACATTTTATGGGTGGATATAACAATAATACCGTAAGTAACTATAATATAATAGAATACACCAACAACACAACCACTTCCGGAAATGGTTCAGATAAAGGTGATTTAATTGGCAATCGAAGTGGTCATGGGGTGTCAGAATCCGAAACTGGATATAATTGATTAAATAAATAAAGGTAACAATAATAATGAAGAAAAAATATGATATTACTAAATTGGAGGAAATTCGAGAATCCCATCAAGGACAAATGGAAGATTTATATTCACAGTTTATAGAGATGGGACAGTTGAAATCGGATTTCGATGTGGAGAAATTCACAGTAATGAAAGAGGGACAGTTCATAGCACATAATTTCCATTTTATGATGCGACAGTATGTATTCTCTCTGAGTGAATCAATTAGATTTTGTACTGACATAGAGGAATCGAGTAGACTTATAAAAGAATATGAAGAGGCATTGGAACGGGGAGAGAAAAAAATAACAATTCGTACTGGTGCTAACGGTGAGTTTGAAGAAAAATTTACAGATTTATGGATATTAACTTTAAAAAACAAAAGATTTCTTGATGAGGTTGCACTTCAAAATAAATTATCTATGTGTAATAATTTTGAAAAAATGAGAGTCAAATTGATAGAAATGAATGATGGGATCGTCCCAACTAATGAACAATATCAGGAAGAAATGCCCAAATATTGGAAATGGAATATAGAAAATCAGGCACTATGGGAGGCCAAATCTAGAATTACTGGAATCTCTAAGAGTGTTTGGGAAACTATTCAACATATTGAAGAAAGGCCCGTTTTGAATGAAAAATTTCAAGTTTCGATGTTGAATGAGAGTGGATTACTTGATATTGATAGAATAGCACTTGAGGCCGAACAATTAAAAGGTTTACGAGAAGGTTTGATTGGATTAAATAGTGGATTATATGGTAAAACAGAAGATTTGTTAGAGAATCCGTCGGAAAATAAAAAACAATTAAAAAATGGAATTAAATAGGAGATCACAATGGCAACTGTAATTGTAAAATATGAACTTCAAGATGGTTCTACCATACCATCATATGTAATAGATGGTGGATATTTCCCATCGGGGTCTTTTTTATATGGAAGTGCACTTGATACAGATGTGCCGGGTGATGCTGTGGTAGTTTCAAGTGATGATTTCAAGGCCCACGTGACCAGTAGTGATATTACATATCCTGGAGAGGATCCAGTAGAATTTACTTCGGCAGAAAAACTAACTGTCGCGAATGATTGGATATCGGATAAGTTATAATTTTAAATTTAATTATTAATAATAATTAAATCCACATTCATTTAAATTAAAAATTTCACACATATTACTGTGAAATTAATATTGTTATACTTAAAAAATAATTATAGTATTTGGATAGTTAATATACTATTTATTTAAAAGGTTTCAATTCATGAAATTAAAATCACTATTTGATCACATAAATCATATTACGTCAAAACAGACCAAAGGTTATTGGGATTCTCTAAACGATAGAGAGAAGAAACAATGGTCTAATTATATGATTAACCGTTTTCTATCTATGAAGATGGAGTGGACTGATTTTGTTAATGAAATACAGAAATTAAAGCTTGACTCGTACCAACTTTATGTTGTATATTCCAGTATATTACCGAAGGGTAAGCAGTATTTAAAATATATTAAGAAGAAAAAAGGAACTATTTATAGTAAACAAGTTATTCAGACATTCTCAGAATATTTTCAAATAAGTCAGTCAGAATCAGAAGATTATTTAAATCTATTATCAAAAAAACAAATTAGAGAGTTAGTTTCAAAGTATGGTTATGCCAATAAAGAATTAAAACAAATGGGATTATAAAATGAAAGTTATTAAAGAGTCAAGTACAAAAAAAGGTGTGTCGTTAGAAGAAACATATGGTAATGCTAATGGTGATAAGTCAGTTGTTACTTTGATGGAAGAAGAATGGCCTGAAATGACCAATGAGTTTAAGAAGATACAAAAAGAACAATATGAATTGTTTTTACATAAACAACACGATTATGGTCCAGGTAATATTTCAGTCGGTACACAACTACAAACACCAGAAGAAGTAAGATTATCCCTAATCGGTCTTTTTTTCAGGATGAATGACAAAATACAACGAGTTAAAACATTACTGTTGAATAACAGAAAGTCAGCTG